TATAAAACAACTCTCATAAATGAATTTTGTAATAAGTATGATAATAGAAAGGTTCTTATTTCTAATGGACCAGTACAGTCAAACCAAGCTTTTAATTTTGATTTTACTGATGCTATAAAGTTGGCAGCTATAGAGTTTCCAGATATTATATTTATTATTACAAATCGTGCTGATATTAAAATGGATAATGTGCTATCTACAAGTAAGATTATACAAATAAACGATGGGTTTGATTTAAATGAAATTTCTTATTTGAGCCTATTTTGTGATACTCACGTAGGTAGAAATTCTGGTCCGCACGTATTTGCACAGGTAAAGGAAAATTGGTTAGACCCAAATAAAGCATCTTTATCGTTTACATATCAAAAAATGGCATCCCATTTTGTTTTCAAAACACCAACACCAATGAAGAAATATTGGTCAGGTGCTACAGAAACTACTGATGTGTACAACGCTATATGTAAAGTTATAAGGAGAGGTTAATGAGTACGCTTATAGGAATGGTTACTTATGGAAATACGGAATTTACAAAATTATCTATAAAAGGAATTAGAGAAACTGTAAAAGAACCTTATGAATTATTCATAGTAGTAGGTAAACCATATGATATACCTACTATTAAGTATCTAGAACAAGAAGATATACCACATATAATTCATGATTTTAATTGGGGATTTCCTAAGTCAGTAAATGATATATATGACTATGCTTGGAAAGAACACCGTTATGATAATTTAATTATAATAGGAAATGATGTAGTTCCATACCCATATGCAATAGATTCTCTTATAAAGGTTGCAGAGACAACAGATTATTCTTGGATTTGTTCTAGACAGCTAGATGCTAAAAGCTTGGTTGCTAATTGGCCTGAAACTAAAAAGTATTTTGAAGGCCCACTTCTTAAATTTACTGATTTTGAAACAACACAACCTTGGATGGAAGTACCCGCCGGATATTCAGATAAGGTAGAGATAGATATAACTCCTCTTAGTGATGTTCACAATCTTGCTTTATTCAAAAGAAATGTATTTGATACACTAGGTTATATTGACGTTAACTTTTATCCAGCTTACTATGAAGATAACGATTATGTAAGAAGGGCTGTTCATGTGGGACTTAAGTCATGTACCGTATCAAATTCTATTTATTTTCATTTTTGGAGTAGAACAATTCATCAAGGAAGCGGAGGTTCTACAGATAGATTTTTCCAGATGAATAGAAATTTCTATGTTATGAAATGGGGTGGAGATTTTGGAAAAGAGCAGTATGAAGTACCATTTGATGGAAGGGACTTTGTACTTGGTGAAATTACTCATAAACCAGTTTATAATATTGTTAATAGAGATAGTGAAGAATCCATAATAAAATTTTGGTATGGAAAAGGTGGAAGTAGATAGTGGCAATTGTAGAGAAAGTAAACCAAGAAGACCTTGCTCTTTATGAACTAACTAGACATCCAGTTCTTTGTGGAGAGTTCTATAGAAATCTAGATATGCCAGATTGGGTAAAAGAAACTTGGGAATATACTAAATACCAAAAAGAATATTTAGGTGATTTCAACCACCATGTCTCACTATGTTGTGCCAGAGCAGTTGGTAAAACTGTAACACTAGTTGATCTCATTGTTTGGATGCTTATAAATAATCTATACGATGGAGAATTCATTCTTTATACAGTTCCTAACAAGGTTCATCTAGAGCCAGTATTCTTTGGTCTTACTAGGGTATTTAGAAACAATCCACTTCTATCACATTATATAGAACCAAAGAAAGGTATTAATGCATCCAACTATACTATAAAGCTCTTAAACACAGCAGAACTGTTATGCAGACTTGCTGGACAGAGTGGAACTGGTGCAAACGTAGTTGGTTTACATACACCTATAATAATTTTAGATGAAGCTGGATATTATCCTTGGGGAACTTGGGTAGAACTACAGCCCGTTTTGAACTCTTGGCAGGACGGTTCAAAGTTAATGGTTGCAGGAGTTCCAACAGGTTTAAGAGAAAATAATGTATTGTATTTTGCTGACGATGTAGATGATACCTTTAGTCATCATAGAAATTCAGCCCATGATAATCCTAGATATTCTAGTGAAGATGAAGAAAGAAATGTTAGGCAGTATGGTGGTTTAGGTGGAGAGGATTATATTCATTTAGTATTAGGACAACATGGTGTTCCTATATATGCTGTCTTTGATAGAAGACTTATGCTAATAGAAACATATGGTGTATATAAGATTGTAATAAATGGAATAAGTGAATCATTTTCTGACATTATAGGAAAGTTAGCTATAATACCTGCTGTTCCAAAAAATGATATTGTTATGATGGGAATTGACTTAGGATATACAGAACCAACAGCAATCATTATAATGTATGAAAATAATCAGAAGATAAAGTTTCACTGTAGAATAGAACTTACAAAAGTAGAATATCCACTACAGGAAAAGATAATAGATTATCTAGACGATAAGTTTGAGAGACCTTCAGTTATAGGAATTGATGCAGGAAATGAGCAAGGCTTAGTACAACATCTACTTCAGGACGATGCATATACTCATAAGAAATATGAAAAACGAATGTATCCAGTAAAGTTTGGAACTTGGCTTTCATTAGGAACTACAACAGATGGTGAAGAGATAAAGATAAAAATAAAACCATATGCTGTAAGTCTTTTGCAAGAATATACCAATGCTCAAAGAATTATGTATTCTACAACTGACTTAGATATGATTATAGAAATGGAACGAATGACATATACAAAAAATCCTACTGGAGAAATTGTATATAGAACGCTAACACAAAAGGGAGGAAAACGGGGTGAGGATCATTTTACATCAGCACTTTTATGTATAGTCATTGCCTACTACCTCCTAGTAGATGGAAGATTGTTGACAAAGAAAAGACCTACATTAATGAAGAGTAGATGGATAAGAGGATATTAAAATGGCAGAAGAAAAACGTATCAAAAATTTAGCAACAGCATCCTTTGGGCAATTTCCAACGAATGTAAATGCTGCTAATCCGTGGAATTTCAACGTTGATAAAATGTCATTCGACGATAATTCCCAATATGAAAAACTTGTAAAGGATTGCAGATTTTTCTATAGGCATGATCCTTTAGCGTCTACAGTTATTAACAAGGTAGTTGACATGGCAATTAACGGTCTTGTAGTAAAGTTTGACGATATACAACCAAACAAGACTGAAAAATCTATATTTAATGCAGTTGAAAAAGATATGATACCTTTTCTTAGAACAGCAGCATTTGAGTATTTAATAACGGGAATGGTAGTGCCGGAGATGAAATTTACAAGAATAGGACAGAAGGAATTGCGGGACAAACATATAGGCAGACTAGATAGTATTCTTTATCCAACTAGCCTATGGTTACGAGATTCTGCTACAATAGAGATAAAGAGACCTTTAATAACTGAAAAGGAATCTTATTATCTAAAAATACCAGATGAAGTTATTCATTTTGTTATGACGGGTGGAAAGTATGACTTTGACGCAGATGCTGACATAGAACTTTATAGAGAGATAGTAAAACTCTATCCTGATTTTGTAAAACAAATAAAAGCAGGAAAAACTAAAATACTATTAGATAATCCACTTGTAATAAAATCAAATGCGTTGCCAGATTATCCATATCCAATTCCTTATCTATTTCCTGCTCTCGAAGCATTGAAGCATAAGAGAAATCTAAGACGCATGGACTATGCCGTAGCCGCTAGAGTTATTACTGCCATTTTGCATGTTAAAGTTGGTAATGATGAATATCCTTTGACAGAGGATCAGAAGCCCGAATTAGATGATTTAGAAAATAAATTCAAGTGGAGACAGAGTCTTACAGCAGAAGATGTAGAGCGAGTCTTTGCCTTGTTCACTAATCACACGGTTGAAATTGACTGGATATTTCCAGAGGTAACAGCCTTATTAGATGATAAGAAATATTATACAGTTAATCAAGACATATTTGTTGCTTTAGGATTTCCTAGAATTCTAATAACTGGAGAAACAGAACGCTCCTTTTCATCTGATCCACAAATAGCTACATTATCACCAATTCATACAATGACACAACTGCAAAATAAATTATTACCCATTGCAGAAAAAGTGTTCATTGAAATGAAAAATCATAATAAAGCTATTACTATTCTTCCAAAACTTTATTTCAAACCAGTGAATTTGATGAGTATGCAACTATTCTTTACAGGACTGAAAGAATTATACGGAGAGGGTAACCTTTCTAGAAAGTCCAGAGATGAGGCTTATGGTTTTGAATTTAGAGACGAAATGGAACAAAGAGCCAGTGAAAAGATATTACTTGAAGAATTAGGAGTGGATGAATTTGCTCCAGTTCCTCATTCAAATGTTCCTGGTAAAGAAGAAACTAGTACTACTAGTAAAGATGGAAATATTACTACTAAGACAATAGGCCCTCCTAAGAAAGAGCCTGATAAAGAGGATGAAAATTCTTCAGAAGATTAATATGCCAAAACAGTATACTGAGTGTGTAAAATCAGAAGTAGCTAATGGTAAAAAGATGAAAGATGCTCAACGTATGTGTGCTATAAGTTATTTTAAACAGCACGGAAGAACTCCTCAACAAGACGAAGACAAGAGTTCTATTGCTGCATTTAGTCACTATGAATTGGCTTTGTTTGAGGCATTACCCCTAATTGATAGGGCTTTGGAGGCTAAAAAATAGGTAAAGATGATGGAAACTATCAATTTTTCTGCAAAAGATGTAAAATTAATGTTGGATGATGAGAAGTTGGGTACAGCAGTTGCAGCAATTTCTCGCAATCCCAATGTGGCTTGGTTAAAAATGGTTGTTTCAGACGACAAACCAAATGCCAATGGAATGAGAATTCCTAAAGAAGAATTCCCAAACTTTGTAAAAACAGCAGTCTATATGCCAGTAAAAATGGCAGAGGGAGCTATATCTGAAGGACATGACCGTACAGTACCTATAGGTTCTATAGCCCATCTAATTCAAGAAGATGATCAGATTGTTGCACTGTCAGCACTTTGGACATTGGAACGCCCTGAAGATGTTCAACTATTGAAAGATAGATACGAAAATGGGCAGAGTATTGATGTTTCATGGGAATTGAACTATGATGTTACAGCGTCAGCTAGAACTGATGCTGGAATACTAGAATTAAGAAATGTTGAGGTCAATGCCATAACTATTGTTGGAATTCCAGCTTACATGGGAAGAACACCTGTAACGGGCATTGCATCTACTACTAAAACAGGAGAAAGTGAAGATATGACAACAATTTTGCGTGAGGATCACGAAAAGATTGTTCAAGGCCTACAAAATACTATAGAGGAATATAAGACCAAACTAGCTGATGCAGAGTTAAAGGTTGAACCGCTGGAATCAGTAACCAGCACATTAACATCTACCAAGGCCGAACTAGACGAAATGAAGCCCAAGTATGATGAGCTTGTGACATTTAAAGCTGCTATTGATACCGAAAAAGAAAAGGTAGCAAAAACAGCGAGCATTCGTGCTAAGTTTGTAGAAGCGGGCATTGAGATTACCGATGAGTATTTTGCTGAGCGTGAAAAGACTTTGCTTGAAATGGCCCCAGAACAACTAGACTTTTTCATTCAGGAACTTGTAGCTTTTCGCGAAACTAGTAGCAACGAATCTGCTGTAGCATCGGTGAGTATAACATCTCGCCTTCCAGCATTTTCTAAGACAGTTACTGATGGAGTAGAAGCTAAAGATGTTCTAAGCTACTTGGAGAAATTGGATACTAAAACAAGTAAGTAATTACTTGGAGGATAAAAGATGGAAATCAACAAATATACCGATATTATGGGAGTAGTAGTTCAGGAAGATATTCCTGAAGGTCGTATGGTTGTTCTGATGAAGAACACTCTTACAGCAGACTTTGGTAGCAAAGCAGACCTTCCGGGAGTTAGAATTCCTTATACTGCTGGTGAAGCTGCAAATGCCAAGTACATTGTAACATGGCCTGTAAACAACTCACAGGCAGCACCTGGAATTAGCATGTTCGTTCCTACTCCTAGCTTTTCTTTTGCTATGCGTGCTGGTGGATGGGATCAAGCATCTAATGTTCCATTCTCAGCTACAGTATATCTAACATACCCTGGACATCAGCATGGTGTAACTATACCATCTGGTTATCAGGCGTTAGCATTTGATAAGGGAGTGTTCACAGTTCCTTCTGGACATTTCCAGTACAATGCCGCATTCCAGACTCTTGGACCCGGTGCTAAACTAAAGGTCCTTAGCAGAACAGACGGCTCAGATGCAGGGAAGTTGGCGTATGATGCCGCAGGCACCATCGCGGTTGTTGAGCGATTTGATGTAGCAACTTGGTCGCTTACATTTAGGACTCTATAATTTATAAGGAGTAAATTAACCATGCCTGACGAGAAGAAAGTTCAAGAAGCTATTGCGGCAATGGTGGCTGATCCCTCAAAGAGAGATGCTTTGGCAGAGATCATAGTCGAATATGTAAAGCCTAATCACCTTACAGCTGATTTTGTATCGGGTCTTCTAAAGACCAGATCATTGAAGCCAGGTGATTCACTTGTAAAGAAAGTGAGAAAAGGAATTAATGTTCGTACTTTGGTACCAGGGGCAGTACACCTAGCCAGCGAAATTACCGTTTCAGAACGTATGAATTACATTTTGGACGGCGCAGATGTTAAAGTTACCTACAATCAGTGGGAACTTGAAAGCGGCGAAATTGGTACAATTCAGGAAATTCGTACCGAAATGGCTGCAAAACTTAATGACTATTTTATCAACAAGGTATTTAGTGCTTTGTCAACTGTTTGGACAGCATCAAACACTCCAAACAACTACACATCAGTAGGTGGCGTAATTACCAATACAGCATTGGAAGCAGCCATTAACTATATCAATAGAACTACTAGAGGCGCTAAGGCTATTGTTGGTTCAAGATCAGCTGTAACACCTATTACTAAGTTTGCTGCATTTTGGACAGATGGTACAAATGTTGGTTACGACCCTAATGATATCGCCACTATTCGTAGAACCGGATGGATTGGTGAATTTTATGGCGTTCCCATCAAGGTTGTAGAACAAATCTGGGATAATCCAGAGGACCATAAGAAATTAGTACCAGAAGACAAGATTCTTGTTATTGGAGAAGAAGTTGGAGAATTTATCACCTACGGCGATGTTAAGACAAAGCAGTGGACAGATATGAATCCTACACCTCCACAGTGGATGCTTGAAATCTATCAGCAATTTGGTATGATTATTGACAACGCTATGGGAATCTATGTTCTTGGAAACGTTTCAGGATAATTAGAATTATAAATAAAGAGGGGGCAGACTATCTGCCCCCTCTATAAAGATTTCTCAAGGAGGAATACATGGTTACACAGACAGATGAGATTTTCAAAGCTATGCAAGAGGGAGTTCCTCTTAAAACATACGTAAAGACAATTTTAGGTAAGGTTCATATTGTAAGACTTAATCCCTTCTCGGAACAACCGGAAGGGGTTATACTTGATGGAGTACCAGGAGTTGCTAAGGACTTTCCAAATACAATAGTTGAGCTATGGACTCATAAACAAACCATATTCTTTGAAAAGACGAATCGTTCTCACATTGAGGACGGTCGCCTTGCTGTAATTGCTCAAAGTAGAATAGAAGAAACTCCCAAGTCACCTAATGAGGTTACAGACGAAGAAGTAGATAAGCTTCTAAATGGTAAATATTTGGCATTGAAGAATAAATTGGACAAGTTTACTAATCAAGCCCCAGTATTTAGAATTCTTAACAGAGCACGTGAGATCAATGCATCAGAGAAATACATTGCTCATATTGAAAAGAAATTAGCAGAATTACAATTACAAGAATTTCAACCACCTGAGGTATAATGGCTACCGTAAATCTTTCTTTTATGATACCAAGACTTAGACTACACTTGGGAGATATAGACGCGTCTGCATATAGATATTTGGACGAATGGTTACGATTATCTCTTGTGGCAAGTACAGAAACACTACAAAAATGGTGGGGCTATAGATATTTAATTGATGAAAGTGACGATGTTTATAGAAATTCTTCTTCAGAATTTTATCAAAGCGAGCCACCAGTTATACAAAGAGCCGATATAAGACCCGTCATTTTAATGGCGAGTATAATACTAAAAAGCGGACAGCTGGAAAACTTTTCTTGGAATTTAGGTTCTTGGAGAGATGCAGAAATAGCATTTTCTAATATAGAAGCCAGCAGACGAAAGGGGGATTTGTTAGAACAAGATTGGGAAGAACTCAAATCTATTCTGAAACCCCCACAAAAACGACTTGCTAGTTCTAACAAGTCCCATCTTCCTGGGTATCTTGATAATCCGCAAGAATATGACTAATAGTTATAGGAGGCAGGGATGTCAGAGGAAAGGAATAAAATTAAGATTTTATGGGTTGGAGACGGTGCGGCCCCAACCGGTTTTGCTACAGTAAATCATAGCATCATAGAAAAGCTGGATAAAGAAAAGTACGAAGTTCATCATCTAGCTATTAACTATAGAGGAGACCCGCATCCATTTTCACATGCTATGTATCCTGCTGCAATGCCAACAGCAATGGGAGCTGATGTTTGGGGATTTTCTAGGCTTATAAATTTAATACAGGTTATAAAGCCAAATATAATATTTCTTCTTAATGATCCATGGGTTATACAGACTTATTTAGCTTCAATAATTGAAGCTAAGGGTGCTGTAAAGAATATAGAAAAAATTCCAGTAGTCGTATATTTTCCTGTAGATGCTACAGAGCATGACGGAGAATGGTTTAGAGACTATAATGAATTAGTAAAAAGAGTTTGTGTTTATACAGAATTTGGAAAAAAGGTTATACTAGAAACAGGTATAATTAATCCCGCAATGGTGGAAGTAATTCCACATGGAGTTGATTTAGATGTTTTTCATCCTCTAGAGGATGTAGTAGTAAATAAAAAGATTGTCAAAACAGCTCAGTTGATAGCTAAAGAAGCCGTATATCCAATAAATGTAAAACCGGAATTTCTAAATTCCTTTGTAGTATTAAATGCTAATAGAAATCAGCCTAGAAAAAGAATTGATATAACAATACGAGCATTTAAGGAATTTGCAAAGGACAAGCCCAAGAATGTAAAACTTTATCTTCATATGGGTACAAGAGATGTGGGATGGGATATAGTTAGACTAGCTCTTAGATATGGAATGGATGACAGATTAGTTATTACAGCCAATACTCCGGGACTTCCACATATTCCAGCAGATAGATTAAATTTGATCTACAATGCTTGTGACGTAGGAATTAATACAAGTTTAGGAGAGGGTTGGGGACTTACATCATGGGAACATGCTGCAACTGGAAAACCTCAGATTTTACCAAAGCATTCGGCACTACCTGAAATTTGGGGGGATTCTGCAATATGGGTTCCTACAATTGCAGACTATCAGTATGAGGGAACTCATACGATAGGTAGAATTACAAGTCTTGAAGATACAGTAAAAGCATTAGAATTCGCGTATAATGATTGGTTAAATGGTAGTAAGGTATTAAACGAACTTTCCAAGAAGTGCTTGGAGATTGTAAGAAGGCCAGAGTATAGATGGGAAAATATAGCTAAAAGATTCGAAAGTATTTTTGAGGAAGTAAATGATAACGTGGCCGAATAATACTACCGAAATAACTGATGATATAAGAAATGTTATTGGTAGATATGTTACCATTTATTCAACCGCCTCAGGCATAGCTTGTACAGCATCTGGTTGTTTTCTTGATCCGGTAACCAATTTATCTACTAATTCTTTATGTCCTACATGCAGTGGATTTTATTGGATAAATACAGTTTCTGGATTGCAAGTTAAAGCTTATATAAGAATGCCAGGAGTTGATATACCTATATATACCGTTGGTGGATATATAGTTAATGGCGATGCAGAAATACAAATAAAATATACAACTCAAACTATTAATGTTGTAAATAACATGAGATATGTAGTAGTTGATGGAAAGACATTTGTAAAGAAAGATATATCTTTAAGGGGAGTCCCTACTGTAAATAGAATAGTTATCAGTCTTGATGAAAAGGAGGAATAACATGGACACAGAGGTTGTAATTGAAGGATTAGATATCGTTGATGTTACTAGATTTATTATAAAGAAAAGAAATAAATTTCTAGCTATAGCATTAGCAGATTTAGAGAAAATAGTATCAAAGGAAAGTAATGAATACAAACTGATTAGAAAAGTATTTTTGGATCAGTTTAATGATTATACACGCTCTATATTGAGAACCCTGTTCGGCGATGTTGAAGGGTTAATAATGAAGTAATGCCAATAGAACAATATTTGAACAACATGACAGTTAATGCCAAAAAATGGGCATTCTTTCTTCAGGAAAGTGTAGGAAAACCTCCAGCAGAACAAGAGGCCCTAGCACTTAAACGTGCTCTACCTGAAATTAGAGATATAATAATTAGCAATTTAGATGAAGCAATAACAAAACCACCTGCCGAATACGATTATAGTTTTTATATTGCAGATTTACGCACATCCTTTAGTAAAGAAGGCATAGTAAGAGTAGTTAATGGTAAAATAGACTTAGATACAGGAGCTAGAGAAATAGCTGGCGATGAAGACGACTTGTATGAAGGTATACAATATGCCAGAGCTAAATTAAAAGTAACAGGAGCAGGCGGTACTAAAAAAGCAGCAGAGTTTTGGAAAACCGCAGTATATGGAGCTGCTAGAGGTGGAGAAGTTGCTGTAAAGAGAGGAAAGAAAAAGATTTCTTCTACAGTAGACCTTTATGACGAAACAATAGAGGCAAGAAAGGCAGGGTTCAAACGTACAACACCTTATTGGTTATTTCTGGAATTTGGTACTAGAAGTAAATATGCTTTTCCAGCATTTGGTGGAACTAATTTTCTTAGAAAGTCACAACGACAAGCACAGAAAATATTCGATATAGCATTAGAGGCAGTCACTAATCAAGCAGAAAATATAGTACTTAAGGAAACGGAGAAATTTATTGAAAATCCTGATTCATATGCACCACGTGAAGTGTTAAAGGAATTTTATGCTGATGGCAGAACCCACTTAGTTTATGTAACGCCTACTAGAAGAATAGGCGTTAGACTTAGGTAAGGAGACCTAGATGTTCTTAGAGAGAAAACAAGACCTTAGTATATACCACTGGCTTAAGGACTTGATGCTTCCGTATCCTATGATAGCAGTAAATGATGGTTATCCAGCTACAGATTTACAATTACCATCAGTTACCATAGAAACTCAAGACATAAAACTTCTAGAAAATGAATTAGGAAATAGGCACGGGTTAAGAGAACGACTGTGGATTATAGATGTAATAGGAACAAGTAAAGCACAGCGAGACGAAATTACTTCTATAGTACTAAATGACATAGAAACTGGAATTCCCGTATATGACTATGACATGGGTTTTCCTCCAGCCGTTTCCCCAACACAACTAGGACTATTGAGGCCCTATGATTTAGACGTAAGAACAGTACGTATCTTTCCAGAACTAACGGAAAAGATGTACTGGAGGAATGCGATAAGATTTTTGACTATTTATAACGCAATTTAGGAGGATATATAGATGGCTAGAAGAATTGCTGTTCCATCTAAGCACGTCCAATTAAAAGTGATTGGAAAAAGGGATGAAATAATTGTTCCGAGAGTTCAGCGTTTAACCTTCAATGCTGATCGACCTTCAACAGATATTGACGAGCTTGGTAATAGATTACATGCTGGTACTACAGAAGATGTTCCAGCCGTAACAGCCACCTTCCAGGCAATGGATGTAGGCGTAAAGCTATTTTCTGCATTGACAGGAATAGACGCCGCAACATTTCCAGCATCTGGAGTTAGCATTACGGCTATGACTGATGTGGACGTTATTGTTCACGTTAGAGATTTCCAACTTGACGATTATGTTAAGATGGCACATGCTAGAAAATGTACAGTTCGTGACTTTACATTTAGCTATACAGTTGATGGTGAATCAACAGAAGAATATACTCTTGTTGGTACACAGAAGAGATGGTTTAAGAACGATGTAAGAGTAAAGAAATTTACCTCAGGAACTACAACCTTTGTTCTTGACGAAACACCTAAAGTATTAAAGAATGGTAATAAGTGTCTTTCTGTAATTCTGGATGGTATTTATCTAGATGAAGTACCATCGGCACCTGCTACTGGACAATATTCAGTATCTGTTGCTACTATAACTACTGCCGACTCAAGACAGAACCAGTTACTTGCTATTTATCAATCAGCATCATCTGGTCTTGCTTGGTCAGACACCAGTGATACAACTATGCCAGCAGCTATTAGAGGAACCGATGTTCCAGTAAAGCTTGCTGCTAATGGAATTGAAAGAGTTCAGTCAGTTACAGTAAATGGTACATTTAATCCAGAGACCGTTAAGGAAATGGGTAACAGAGACGTAGTTGGTTACCAATTGCAGGTTCCTAGTGTTACTGGAACCATTACTGTGTTGGATACCGATACAGAGCTTATCGCTCTATTCACTACTGGTACAGTTGGTGGAGGATCAGATACAGAATTTGCTGTAAGTGAATTCACCGCTACCGGTATTGCACTAGAGTTGAAATTACAAAACCCAATAAGCAAGATAGTTCCATTTACAGTTCTAAAGACAGTTTACATGCCTTCATTGTCAATTACAAGCGAGGGCTTTACATCAAATGTTAATGCAAATGCACAACAGACATTTGATTTCAAGTCAACAACTGGTGAAGTCAGAGTATATAGTGGCATAAAGCCAGCTTAATACTATAAAATAATTTATCAGCCAAAAGGGATTTGAAAAAAGGGGCTACGTCACTTAATTTGTGAAGTAGCCCCATTTAATTTTTATGGAGGAAAACATGAGAAGTGCGGAGAGGAATGACGTTGATATTACTCAACTATTTAAATATAAAAAAGAAGTAAAGGTTTCGGACCCACTATCTGGAGATTCAGCAACGTTTTACATGAGAATAATCGGAGATGCTGATCAGGCTAAGTCCAGAGTTCATGGTCTTAGAAAGTCAGGAAATCTAAGAAAGGAACTTAGGCAGGTAGATTCAGATATGCGCTCGGCTTTTATCAATGAATTACCAGAATTCAAGGGAAAAGAAACATTAATTTCAGCTGTAGTATTTTTGAATTTAGGCGATATACAAAGGCTGGCTATGAAAGAAGTGGATGTTCCTGAACCTAAAGTACCACCAGGAGATGCAACATTAGAAAGTCTAGAGGAGTATCAAAAGGCTGTAGATTCTTTTGGAGAAAGATATCAAAAGTCTCTAGAAAAGGAAATGGATAAGATTTCTAAAAAGGAAATAAAGCGTCTAAACAGGCTGGAAGAAAAGGAAATCTACGATCTATATGAAGCTTTGGTAATAGATAAACTATGTTCTGAGGAAATGGCAAATAGCTACTATCAGATGTGTGTATACCTTGCTACATATGAGGATTCTGATTATAAGAAACGTGCATTTAAATCATTTGATGATTTTGATAACGCCGCACCCCAGCTGAAGGAAAAGCTACTTTCAGAATATAGAACTTTAGAAATGGGACTCGATGCCCTAAAAAAATCGCCAGAAGCGTTGGGATTGAAAGTATCTGGACCTATGCAAAAGGACTAAACATTCCTTTGCATGATGGACTGCCTAACGCGGCAGATGAAATTCCTTGGACCATTAGTTATGTAATGAAGAAGCGAATGCAGATTGATGGCTTTAATGAACTACCAAAAGAAAAAAGGCCACCAGATAATATGATTTGGTATGGAGATTCTGACGAAATTGATAAATGGTTTGATAAAGTATTCAAAAGAAAACAAAATCCCGATGAAGATGTAACTCTATATATAGACCCTAGTGAGATTGAATAATAAATGGCAGATGTAAAAAATGAACTAGAATCAATGATCCAGCGTCTAAGAGACTTTATAAAGTCTACTGACGAAGCCGGGGCCTCTGTAGCAAGGCTTAAAGCAGCCTTGTCAGGTGTTGGTGGAGGATTGTCGGTTGCTCGACGTGCTAAAGGTGGATTAGCAGGTGGAGAGTATCTTGGTATTCCAAGTCAAGCATCTGTCGCACAGATGGAAAGAGACCTTGCTGTTTATAGAAGACTAGTAGAAAAAACTACAGCACTAGGCCGCTTACAAGTATCTGCTCAACGTGCAATAGCTGATGCACGTGCTAATCGCATGATAGAACTTCGTAATTGGCCTGCTGGTGCATCCATAGGTCCATCTCAAGGTTTAACATCTGCTGCCAATGAAGCCATACAGAATAGACAGTATCTAAGAAATCCAGGTCCCTACGGTATGGCTACAGCCGGAGCTAGATATCTACAAAATCAGCAACCTGCTCGTACTGCTGAATTAAAAGAGGGTGAAACTGCTTATAATGCTCAGATACGTTATGAGGAGCAGCTTATAGCGTTGGTTAGAAGAAGAACACAAGAAAGACTACAAGGACTTCAAAGAGAGGAGACAGCTGAAAGTGCATTTGCTCGTAAGATGATTGCAGATTACGAAAGAATTCGCATGGTAGGAATGCAGGCTGTTAATGTCTGGGGGGCTAATAAATGGCAAGGTGCCCAAAACTGGACAACCCCGGCTCCAAATCTTTATAATCAACGAGGTGGAGTCAGAGGATTAGATAGAGATGTTCAAGATATAATGAATCAGCCCAAACCTCAAACACGGGAGCAGATACTTTCACAGTATGCTCCTGTTGTTCCAGGTGGTACGGGTGGTCTTGATAACTTAAATAAAAGACTTCAAGAATTAGGAGTTAATGCTGCTCATGTAACAAGTGTTACTAAAGAACTTTCTACAGGTGTTACATCCATGAGTTTAAAGATGACAGATGCCTCAGGTGCTATAATTCAAGGCTCTGTTCATATGGACAAATTTGGTAATATTCTTACTGATACAGGAAGGCGATTTAGATCATTTGCCGATGCTATAACAGTTAATATTACAAAAGTAATACAGTGGGCTGTAGCAACTTCACTTGTCTATGCTACTATGCGTGGTTTGCAATCAGTAATGAGCGAAATGATTCAAACTCAGTCAGAATTGGCAAATATACAAGTGGCATTAGGTGGTTCAACCGAACAACTAAATACTATATTTGAGGAATCTGCAAGGGTGGCAGATTTGACAAGTTCTAGTACTATGGGAGTTTTGGAAGGTTATGCATTGGCATATAGAGCCGCAGGCTCTATAGCTGACGAAAATGAACGTCTATTAGTATCTAATAATCTTCTAGCAGAATCCATGACGCTTGCTAAATTGGCCGGAATTGACCAAGCACGTGCCATGGATATTTTGGTTGGTGCCCTTAGACAGACAGGAAGAGAGCTTACTGAAGGCCGTGATCTAATAGATAAATGGGTATACATTTCTAGAATTGCTAATGTATCTCTAGAAACTTTAGCAGAAACGTATTCTATTGTAGGTTCTTCAGCAGAGGGCGTGGGTATTTCTATGGAGCAACTGAATGCTCTTACAGCTACCCTTGCAGAATCTACTGGTTTATCAGCTTCTGAAACTGGTAATGCTATTAGAGGTATTATTGCAGGATTCCAATCAGCGTCTGCTGAACAAGCTTTGGGTAGATTTGGTATTGCAACTAGATCAGCTACAGGAGAGCTTAGAGATTTTTATGAATTGTATCTGGAAATTGCTGAACTAACTCAAAGTGGAATACTTTCAGAAAGAGACATTTCAGAAATAGCTAATGCTATTGGTGGAGGTTATCGTAGAGGTGCACAGGTTCAAGTTCTACTAGAAAACTCTAATAGAACAAGGCAGTTAGAAGCAGATCAAACATATGCTGGAGGTGCAGCGGCAGAAGCTCTTGGAATTCAGATGCAGACATTAGAATCTGCTATTACGCGGCTAGGAAATGCTTTTACTAAATTTGCACAAACATTAGGATCGGAAGGTGGATTTGCATCTATTATAACAGTTTTAGTTAATGGTCTAACAGAAATGCTGGATTTGATTACAGCTATAGCAACTGGTATGGGAAAGGCAACACCAGTAATTTTGGCCTATGCTGCTGCGTGGGCATTTTTAAATAGTACTAGAGGTCAAGCATTTTTATCTACTCAAAATTTGCCAGGTTTAACAGGGCTTGCAGGTAAATTTGGAAAGTTAACAGATGAACAAATAATTTCTCAGAGGCTTGCTCAAGTAACAGGAAATACTCCAAGAATGGGAGCGGGAGCAGCGGTTGGTGCTCTTGGAAGAAGAACAGGTATAACCGCTATGGGAGCTTTAGGTTATGGAATTGCTGGAATAAATGTAGCTGGAGCTGCCGCAGAAGGAATAACTAGTGGAGAAGGTTTAGAAAAAGCGGGAGTTGCTATAGTGGGCTCTATAATAGGTGGTTTGATAGGTTCTGCAACAATTGTGGGAGCCCCAGTTGGAGCAGCCATAGGCTCTATGGCTGCAACGTCACTTTATGAAGGAATTCAAACTGATTCAACAAAATTTAGACAGCTGTGGGCAGATATTCTTGCTATACCAGAACCCGGAAAACCAGGAGAAGAACCACCAGTAGATGAACTAGCTTCGGCAGTAGATCAAATAGGTTTAATACCAAAAGCTTTAGCTGGTATATTTTCATTTATTGGAAATGCGGCGGGAGTTAAACCTATTGGAGGACAGAAACTTACTCCAGAAGTTCTTCTAACAGGATGGGCTACTGGAGAAACTGGTCGACTTCCTGTTCCTCCAGAAATTGCACAAGCAATAACGGAAGCTATAAATAATCAAATTCAGCAGGCCTTTGAAGAAGGTACTGAAAAAGGAACATTAGGTATACAAGCAGAAGGTCGAATTCCTGAATTGGCAAGTTCTATTTCTGGTGTAGTTAATGATTTTATGGCAGATCAATTGAATCAACTAGTTTTGGGAGAGGTTTCGTTAGAACAATTAAGAGGACTAACTACTGAAATAGACCCAACAAAGATAGCAACCCAGCTCTCAAATGTAATGGGTGCTTTAGACTTTACTGGAATGTCAAGGGATACTCAAGAATTAGCTAAATTTATGCTTGAGTTAGACGATGCAACTAGATTATATGCATCAACTTTAGGAGCAGATGTAATAAGATTACAGGATGCTTATAATAATGCTCTTGATACTGGTACTATAGAAGAACAAACTAAAGCACAAGAAGCATTAAATGATGCTACAGCAAGATTTAAGAGTGTATTTCCTGCTCTAGAATTACAACGGCGTGTTGCTACAGTTGATAGGTCTCAAGTATTTGATGTAGGAAAAGCAACTCCACAGCAAGTTCAAATGGCAGTATCGCTTGCTCAGCAGTTCCAAAAGGCTTATTTCCTAGCTTTAGCAGATGGAAATGAGGAATTAGCTGCTATTATGGAACAGCAAGTTGAACCTATTCTTCTAAAATACGGAGAGGGTTTGGGGCAAAGATTTGGAGAAAAAGTAGCTGTTGGAAGTCAATTTATGACTGAAGCATTTAAAGAATTAGATATACAAACAACTATGCCTAAATTTGGATTTCAGGACCTTAGAAAAGATTTAGGAATGGAAGACCTTCCAGGTCTTATGAGAAGATACCAAAAGGTAGTTGGATCATTTCAACAGAATTTTCCAGATTATAAACTTGAAGAAACTGATGTTGGTCTAATTACTAAAAATGGTATGCAAACAGTTCATGCTGATCTGTCTTTATTGAATTTAGCTATGCAGGACTTGATTGATGTAAACGAACAACAATTAGAGGGTGTATGGAATCTTCCTTCTGGTATGACGGCTTTCGTGGCATGGAGTTCTCTATTCTCTAGAAATATGCCTGCTGGTGGAACTTCAACTAATTTTGAAGATGTATTCAATAAAGATAGGATGGATGAACTAGCTAAAGCTACTCAACCAGATCAGGCATCAATAGAACAGGAATTAACACGTTTAAATGAGGCCATAGCCGCAATGGAACGCGTTCTTAGTCTTCCTGCTCAACAGGTGGGAATGCAAGAAAGATTAGCAATGCGTGGGGAACTAGAAACCACTAAAGGTAAGAGAGATGAACTAACACAGCAACTTCAGGCTATGCAACTATCTCAGACTTTAGGAATTCAACAACAGCCAGGTACTAGTGTAGTAGACCAGCTAAGAGAAGCTCTAACAGTTCAAAGTAAGATAGAACTTAATGCTAATATTAGACTTGTAGTTGATGGAAGAACTTTGGCTAATATCGTAAAACAATATCTATTTGAAGACTTGACTAGTGCCGCTAATAAGTCGGCTGGCACTGGTGGTGGTCAGTATGTCGTTGGACATTAAGAGGTATAAATGGCTTCAATCTGGAAATTAAATAATTATGATATTTATGTAGATAATTATCAAGAAAATCCTAAAGGCGAGATAGTTGAACTTAATCCCATTAATAGTGTTCAATCTATTTATCATAAAATTTTTGAGGCCGATAGTGAAATTCAATTTGCTGGAACCGTAGTAGGAAGTGGTTATGAAACGGCCATTAAGAATACTTGGGGACAGCAGGCGGTTCTGAAAACAGATATATTTACATCTGGATTTACTATTCAAATAATGAATATTCAATCAGTAAGAACTCCATCTATGACACAACTTGTTGATAGATTGCAACCTACTACAGCTCCTGTTTATAGAGTCACAGTAACAGCCAAGGTTGTATAGTGAAACAGCTATCTTATTCTATTACTGGCATTTCATCAGGAGCCTTAGATACTCTAACAGTTAGAGATGCATATAATTCAGCCAGCTCTTCAGCAGTTCTATCTGTTTCAAGTACATCTCTTGATTTAGGAGATTCTATAACAATAAATATAGGGTTTGATGGGTCTAATACAAAAGTATTTCAAGGATATGTTACTAGTATAGAAAGAAATATTCCAGACCATTTAATTAATCTGGCTTGTGAAGACATATTAGCTAGAGCGGTTAATTATTTTATTGCATCTATAAATCCGGATGCACCCCTAAAATACTCAAATATAAAATCTGAAGACTATGTTGAAAATGTACTAAAGCAGGCATGGTACAATGATCTTGGAAGCTTTAATTTTGAAGCAAATGTTCCAGCAACGTTTATATGGGCTACGGATTTACCGGCAGAAGTTAATCTAGTATCTGCATGGCAAGCAGCTAATGAAATGGCACAGCTATTAGCATGGCATATTTATGCAGATAAAAATGGAAAGATATGGTTTGTTGACAGAAAACCCTATATTATGGGTGGAGATTCGTCTTCATTTTCATGGAATGAAACTTCTGGGACCAACGTACTAAGTGCTAATTATAGTAAATCAACAGAAGAGACTAGAAATAGAGTTGTTGTATATGGACGAACAGGAATATATGCAGAGGCTAAACAGACTAGAAGTGATCTATATAGTGCTGATTATTATAAAACAGCTGTAGTAGCACATCCTCTTATTCAAACACAGAGTCAAGCTCAAACAACCGCTGACTATAACTTAGCTCTATATAATAGATTAACAGAAACCCTTAGTCTAAATGTAGAAGGAAATCCTAATGTAATGGCTAGAAAAATAGCAACTGTTACATTGAGTGAATTTACTAGTGGTGTAGGAGGAGGGTCAACATCAGATTGGTTTATATATCAGTGTAATCATAATTTTGGAAGTAGAGGTTACACTGTAGATATGTTACTTACTAAATAGGTGAGGAATGGCTTTATACGAGGATTTTCTACAAGTTATAATTGACGGCGTTGATCTTTCAGATTTTGTAACAAATTATCAACGCAATGAATCTATTTGTGAACCAGGACAAATATTTTCTTTAGGTTTTACTAGAAAGAAGTTTGACGGTAGTATATTAGATATTGGTGTATCTAAGAGTGTGGAAATAAAAGAGAAATATCCTACAGCAGATAGGGTTCTAAAAGGTTATGTAACTCAAGTATCGGCAGATGCCAATGATGCTAATTTACGAGTACAGGGTGGGGATAAATATGTTCTATTAACAGATTATTTTATAGATCAAAGATTTGAAACTCAAGGAGAGAGTGTAGCCTACTGGATACAAAGAATTTGTGCTCTAGTTGGACTGTCTGTTCAATTTGATACATACCCTGGCATCGCTACTGACGGTGGAGATGGAAATGGTGGAACTCCATTAGGAATGCAGACAGCAGTAGAGGCTATTACTACTTTGGAAAGAAAGGGCGCTATTTACACTAGATATGATTCTGATTTAGATAAAATAGTAGTATATACTCTGAAAGATTCAGAACCAAAGGTTTCAATAAATTCTAGTAACTTAATAGTATTTGATCGACAATTAGGTACAGAACTTACTAGAAATAAGGTTATAGTTTGGGGAGGTGCAGACTATAATTGGCTTACAAATACTCCCAAAACATATAATGCTGTAGCCAGAGCAAATATTCCGGAACTAATAACAGATAAAACTGTTGTATTTTCAAGTCCAGAAATAAGAAGTATTACTTTTGCATCTATTGTGGCAAGGAGAATATTAGCATCCACAGCTTCCTTGGATGATATAGTTGTTGCTGAGTGTGCTGGACTGTATCCGAATGTAAAAATAACTAATGTAGCTTCTATAAGCATATCTCAAGGTGAAACAGATTATGGTGCTGATAGAATGATTACTAGTATCAGTGTAGCAGTTTCTAAAGGTCAAGGAGCTAAAACTTCTTTTACATTTGGAGAAAAGTGCCCCAGAATTACCATATCCCCTCCCCCATTTTATGTATATGCTACATATGTAGGACCTAGTGGTGGAGCAGCAGTATCATATGACGCTGGAGATAGTTTTAGAACATTTAACACAGGATTGCCTCCTGCTGGTATTCCAGCTATAAGTATAGCAGCTAACGCATATAATAGACTTATGATGATTTCGCCTTCCGGTGTTTATAGAAGACCTGGAATTTATGGAACTTGGAGTAAAGTTACAACCATTGATACAACTCCTCCGTCTCCAGATGATGGACAAATAAATTATCCAGCAGGGTCTATGATATGGAAAAAAGTTGAAAAGGAAACTAATTTATATGGGACTTTTCACGTTTTAGGTAGAATATCTGAAGCAGTTGTTCCATCTGGGCAGCAAAGATGGTGGACATATTTTACTAGGGATTTTGGTAATACTTGGGATTCTATGGAGATGTATACCCCTGGAAGCGGATTTGCTATAGGAACTACATCTGGTTTACCAATAAATTTGATAACCGGACCCGGTATAACAAGACAGCAAGTTAGAGATTTAACCCTGCAATCTGGTGTAATTAACTGGAACGTATTTGCTCATGATATTGAAGGTAATGAAACTGGAAACGTTACAGTACTGCTTAGTGGTGGGGAACCGTTTGCTGGACCTCCTGATACTACGGCAGGAGACTCTTTTTGGTATACGCGCGTTTTCAAACAAACATCATTTCCAAACAGTTGTCTTGTAGACATTGGTATATTATGGGGAGATGCTGCTCCAACTAAGATAGCTTTCAGAACTTATCCAACATCTGGGTATATACTTCAAGATAGAAAAAATGACAGCTTTGGATCACAGTTTACTGTAGCAGGTACGTCTTTTACTCCAGTAACTTTTGGTGTAAATAGTACCATTTCTATACCAAATGACAGAAAAATGGTATATCATTTTATTGGAGTTGAGTTTGGAGTGGCTGGTGGAGAGTTTAGACTTCAAAGAGCCACACCCACTCTTGGAGGATTGGGTCAACTATATTGGTGGCCTTTTTATAGTGCCTTTCTTGATGTTCCAGTACCAGAAGTGGTTTCCATGCCTTTTCATTTATATGAAAATGGTAGTGATAGTACACCGCGTTCCGTTTTAGTTGATTACTCATCCAGAGGTGCTGAAAGCGAAACCAAATCTAGATGGGCAGCTGTTTATGTAAACCATCCGGATGTTTTAGGTTTATGGAGTCCTGGTGGAGGATGTAGTTCTTGGGTAGATGATAGAGCAGGTGGATATTTAGAAATTAAAGCCTTTTTCTTTGAAGATGATACATCTAAACCAGCAGCAACAAGTCTTACCGTAGAAGAAAAGAAAGCCTATGTAGCGGATTCATTATGGTGGGAATCGCCCGGAGGTGGAAGAGCAGATTTTGGTGTAGATTTAGATTATTCATGGAATGCTGTTGGAATAGTAAATCAAACTAGTACAACTAGAGAATCTCCTAGAGCACTTGTATCTGGTTCACCTCCTCCCGGCGGTGCAAATGATCCTGCTGTAACACATAATTTAAATGGTATAAATTATGGATATTATGCAACCTTCTTACATACACGCGCGTCCGATGATGGAACTCAGTGGGACCCGGTTTGTGGAGCTTATATAGCAAGGGATATAGATGAGGCTGATTTTGGATACATTGTTATAATAAAATTAAATCTAACTGATAAAATAATATCCAGTGTAACAGCATGGCCGCTTTATGGATACAACGAGGCTGTAAATCCAATTGATTATTGTAGTATTTTAACTGTTGATCCAATAGGTGGATCGATTGTGGTAGAATTAAGAGATCAAAATGAAAAAGTTACAATAATAAAAGATGGAACCCTAGTACTTTCTGAGAGTTTTACAGATTATCAACACATTTTGGGTGTACGGCATGTTCCATTTTGGGTTCCAGAAAGTACAGCTTTTGGCTTTAGTCCGAAGCATACAGCTCCTCAAGATTTGAAAATTTTATATGATAGTTTTTATACTACTAGTAATCAAGACCCACCACCTCCACCAAGTCCTGATTCTAGTGTGTTGTACTTTGGTGCTAGATGTCAACCAACTAATGGGTACTATATATTAGGAAGACGAACCTATCCTTCATCTGGTGTATATATATATAAGTCAGAAAGAAGTGATATAGGTTTACAATTACCATTTTCCGGTATTGGCTTTGTAGGGTCAAACTTCCAAATAGGAGCTTGGGATTTTAGAACTAAATCTGGTGGAGGAAGCTGGCCTACTCAATTCTATGAACAAGGCGGACAGTGGTATCCTATATTTGCATCGGGCGATTGGAATAATTTAAGTTATATGCAAGAACAGGGATTTGGATTTTAAATGCCAACGTATTTATTTCATACCAATGATACTTGGAATCTACATAGAATATTATGGTCTGGAGAGGCAGTAGCGTCGGGGCTTACTTTATTTGAAGATGCTTACTTTGCATATATAACAGGATCACATTATGCTGCATTATCTGGATATTCTAGTATAGTAACTATATCTAGAATAACCTTTCCAACAACAATGATTCCCAGTGGTTTTGCCATGGCTGGATACTCAGGTGGAGGAGGGGCTATATACTATCCAGACGGCCCTACAGCGTTTTCTATGGGTAAAGTGGCAAACTATCTCAATGAATGGGGAGAAGCCCTAGGAATGGCTTACATGGAGCAAAAAACAGCTTCTGGAGGCGGTAATAAGGGATTAATTCACTTTTATGAGGGATATCCAATAACAGAGATAGGTTGGGATACCACTTCAGGAACTGGATATTACATGAATGATATAATAGGCGTAGATTATCCAGATTCACCAAGATTACTTATTTCATCCCCAGAAGTATATCCACAAAATAGTCCAGGAGTTACTGTAGTAGAAGTAGCTGTAATGAGTGGATTAGCATATGCTATTCAATCGCCGTCAGTATTTCTAAATTTACCATCTGGTATTAGTGTAACAGATATAGAATCACAAAGGTACTTGTAAATGCCCGTTATTACCAATCTTGAAGACAAAATTCTAAATCTTATCAAACAAAACCAATACCAATGGTTTACTGTTGGCGTTAACCTTGGAGGAACTGCTGGAGAAAATGGCGGTAGTGGTATTACATTAGGCGGTTTTACAGGGCAATTAATTCAAAGTAAGATAGCCTATGACACTACCGAGGCCGAAAGTTTATTTATTCCAATTAGTGGACAATCACTAGTTCATAATTTAAATAGGATTAGATATAGGGTTAATATTTTAGAGGCGCTTGCTGGAGGGCAATTAGTTGTAGAGGATGAAGGAATAATAGTAGCCAGCGGTGTAAATTATTTAAACTTTACTGGCGGAGCAACAGTAACGTCTCCCAGTCCAGATAGAGTTAATATCTTTATTTCCGGTGGCGGCGGAGGTGCAGGAACTTTTGATGGAATAACTATTATATTTGAAGATGTAACAAATCAAATACCGCCAGCTAATAATTTTTATATACTATCGCAACCTGTATATAGTGGTAGTTTACAAGTTCATGTTAATGGCTTGCTTCAGAAACCTGTTAATTATACACCCGCTACTAGTGGATTTACATATTCAGAAACTCTAACAACTAATGATGAAGTTATAGCACAGTATTTAACGGTTACTTCTGGAATTGGACTTACAGTATTAGATGATGGAGCTATAGTTGGAACTGATATAAAGGAATTAGATTTTCTAGGTGCTTATGTAACAGTAAGTGGAATAAGAGCAACTATATCAGGTGTTGGCGGAGGGGGCGGAGGTGCTAGCTCCCTAGACGAACTAGGAGATGTAGTAATAACTGGTCCTATAGCCGATAGTGAAGTATTAGCATATGATACTGGAACCTCAAAATGGATTAATCAAACAGCAGCTGAAACTAATCTTTCAGTAATAGGACATATTCATACAGAATCTGATATTACTGATCTTTCTCATGATGCAGTAAAGATTCAAGGTATTAATGTAGTTGGTTGGCCTCCAACCATTTCTGGACAGGTTTTAGTATTTGACGGAAACGTATATGCTCCTGGAACAGTTTCTGGTGGAGGTGGAGTAGATACTAAACAAGTAAAGGTATCGTCTAATGATACTACAGAAAATTATTTAGAAAATAAAATAGTGTCAGGGTCTAATATTACAATTACAGTTGTGAATGATGGTGCTAATGAACAACTTGTAATTAGTGGCGGGGCTGGAGTAGGTACTGATCTAAAGCCTTTAGTTAGAACTGCTATTTCTACAGTAACAGATGCACACAGCACGAATAGTACTTGGGAAGATGTTAAAGGAATGCTAGTAACTTTTTCTGGCTTAACTGTAAGTGGTTATACAGCTGTATGTACTTATACATGCCACTGGAGAATAACTAGCGCAAACTGGGAAGGCGCTGCTTGGAGATTTGTTGTAAGTGGATCACAACCGGGTGGAACACAGCTTACTATTGGTGAACTCTATCATCAAAGTAAGGATACAAATCCCGTAAATAATGCTCAATATATAACTACAATACACAGTACATTTTCTATACCATCTGGAAATATTATTATAAAAACACAGTGGGGAGATCAAACATCACAAGCAAATATTGACATATTTAATAAAAGAATAACAGTTATAGCATTTCCTCCTGAATAAGAGATAAAATATGACAAGAACTAAAGTAACTAAACTAGATATGAAAACTCCTTCTGAACCCTTCGGAAAAGCATTTATTTCCGATGGGTCAAATAATGTTGTCATGTCAGGATTTGCTACTGAGGGGCATCTTCATTCAGGAGTTTATTCTCCAACAGTACATACACATATTGAATCCCAAATTACAGACCTCCAACACGATGCTGTAGAAATTCAGAATAGACCAGTATCAGCAGCGGCCCCCATTGTAGGAGATGCTATTCGATGGGCAGGATCACAATGGATACCATCCGGAGTTGCATCCCTTGTAGTTCAAGAATATGATTCTACAATTGTTAGTAATGTAACGGCTATAAATTTTGAAGGGGCCCAAGATGTAATAAATGAAAGCAACGGAAAGGTAACAGTAGTAATCTCTGGTGGAGCAGGAGGTTCTACATCTTTTCTTGGACTAACTGATACTCCAGATTCTTATACTGGTCAAGCAGGAAAGCATGTAGCAGTAAAAAGTGATCTGACCGGCCTAGAATTTGTAACGGCTTCTGGTGGAGAGGGAGGAGGTTCTCTTACTGTTAAAGATGAAGGAATAACGGTTTTAGCATCTGCTACAACATTAGATTTCAAAGGCAGCCAAATTACAGCCACTGCTAGTGGAAGTACTGCTATTATAACTGTTTCTGGTGTAATAGTAGACGCGCCTGCCTTTATGGGAGCCAGAATTCATCTAAAATCTAATTGGGCATTAACTGTAAATGGTTGGGAGCATTTATATCCATTTGGAGCACAGTCTGATAGCACTGTAGTTGCCTATGATCAAGGTGATTTCTATAGAGAAGGTGCTGCTGATGATTGGTGGAGAGGTACATTTTTTATTCCAGAAGATGGATATTATAAGATAAGTGGTCAGGTGTCATTTTTGACATCATATAGTGGTTCTAACAATATGAAAGTAGGACTTTGGAAAAACGACTTTAATTTATTAATGGTAGAAGATATTGAAGGGCCTAAAACAACATCCGGAGTTCCATTTACACTAAGATTTGAGACAGATGCTTATTTATTAAAAGCTGATCCCACTATATCAGATTGGGATGATAATCTTAGACTAAAAATAATTAGAACAGATGATGCACCTAATATGGTTGTAGTATCTGGTTATAATAAGACTTTTTGGCAAATTCATAAAATAGCACCTACTATTACAGTTACTCAACAAAGTCTAACCGTAACTAGTGCAACTAGAGTGTATAGATCATCAGATGCCAGCAATCTACTGGATGCCGGAGGAGCCTGGACTAATGTTCCGTTTCAAGCCGAAAATGCTGATCCTAGCAAAGGTTATGATACAAACAATTATTGGTCATCAGGTGATGATACTAAATTCTATTTTCCAACCAGCGGCTATTATCATATAGTTGCTCAAATTTCATTTGAACAAAATGATCAAGGAATTAGAGAAGTTAGAATTTTAAAGGGTGGCTCAGCTGAAATGGCATATGATACTGTTGCACCAATCTCTAATAGTGTAAAACAGGCCAGAGCAATTACAGAGAGCTTTTTAGGTACAAATGACTATATACAAATACAGGCTAGGCTTGTTGGAGGAGCATCTCCAAATAGAACAGTAAAGGGAAATGGTAATGGCAGTTATACTTTTGTTACGATAAATAGAATAGGTATGCCCTAAGGAGACAAAATGACTGATGATATAAAAACTGTACTTTCTCCACTTGCCGAAGAAGTAATAGAAATTCTAAAAAATGGAGACGAAATACCAATCCCCCTAGCTACAAAGCTTACCTTGGGACTAATTTCAGAAAATAATGTTACTCTACATAATATAAAAACAGAAGTTTTAAAGATTAATGGAAGATTAAAGGAGGCTGAGAAAAAGATAATAGAATATGATAAAAATCCGACAATTTTGTGGCTACTAAAAAATAAAACTAGAGAAACTTTAGCTACTTTATGGGGAATAATTACTTTTATAATTATAACAGCCTTTTTATTTCATTATTATGGCTTTGATATTAAGATATTTGAGTGGGCGGGGCTAAGGCCTCTTTTACCATAAACAGCCCATTGACAATGCAGATTATTGTGGTATAATGGCTTCAGGTATTGGGCCATTGGTGACTGTATTGCTATTGTACTCATAAATGATTGATAAAGGAGTAGGAGCATGAATATGGCCGATGAATCGCTGGAAATAGTAAGAAGAATATCAGTAAAATTAGAAGATTTGAGACTGCCAGTTTTAGAAACAGTTTTATATATGTATGGCTATAGTGAGGAAGCACTGGCTGAGATAAGAGGACTATTTAAAGAGCATAGTAACTGCCCGCCAGTAGATGCTTTGAGTATAGTTCTAAAAAAGTATAAGCCATAAAAAGGTTGTAAATTGGAGCCCATTCTTACAGCTAAAGTGGGAAACAACGCCGATTTGTTTCCCGATGTTTTACGTCTGTATGTTTTAGCAGGTTCTAAAATATTAGATATGACATATGGAACTGGAGCCTTTTGGAAAAAGGTAAATAAAGATAATTATACACTTATAAAAAATGATATTGATCCTTTACGAGGAGATTATCATGAAAATTTCCGAAATACATCTTGGCCTGATAATAGTTTTGATACAGTAATTCTAGACCCTCCGTACTTATATGTTGGAGGGTTTGCGACTCTAAAGGACAGCATAGATAGAAATTATAATAATAGGGAAAGGGCCAAAGATATAAGAGGCGTGATTGCCGTAGATAAAATGTATGAGGATGCTATAAAAGAGGCTAGTAGATTACTGAAACATAAAGGTATACTTATACTAAAATGTATGGATCAAGTTATGTCTGGAAAACAGGTATGGGCACATATTGTATACTTACATATGGCGGAAACATTAGGTTTTAGATCAGAAGATTTGTTTGTAATGGTACAGAAAAATAGACCGACTTTGCGGCACAAATATCAAAAACATGCCAGAAGAAATCATTCTTACTTTCTAGTTTTAAGGAGATGGAGGGGAAAATGACTGATGAAAGCATAAGACCAACTTTACCATGGCTATATGATGTTTATGATAGAGAACTCGCTGAAAACAGCATTTGGGATAAAATAGAACCACTAGTAAATGTTTATGATAGTGAAGAAGGTTTTGGTATAAGTGCTTATAAAACAAAAAAACAAGGCAAAGCAGTTTGGATTTTAGCTGGTATACATGGAGAGGAACCCGCTGGTCCAGTGGGCATTGCTTATGCTACTCCATATTTACGTAATATTGATATTCCTGTTGTTGTAATACCAGTATGTGACCCTCTTTCATATACTAGAGAAGAAAGACCAACTTTTAGTATGACTGATGCATCAGCATTTATGTTTCCTAATCGTTTTAGAGTTCAAAGACGTGACGCCTATGATTTTTACAGAAGTATTGAAAAACTGGCTGAAAAGTATAAGCCAGAGTTAATTTTAGATTTGCATGAAGATGATTTAGCTGCTGGATTTTATAGCTATATTCATGGAACTAGTGATATTATAACTGATGAAATTATTCGTAAATTTATGTCAGATTTATTTTCTAAATATAAAGTAACATTTGAAGAAGATGAGAATACTCGTCTTGGAGAACCAATAATTGATGGAATTGTACGAGTTACTAATGACGGAAGTATTGATACATATATGAATAAGAAATATGGAGCTTTATCTGTAGTATTTGAAACACCATCAGCAGAATTATTTCTAAAAGATAGAGCATCTATAGACGCTAAATTTATAGAACAAATGATGGAAAAGTGGATACATGCATAGTTGGCAACGTAAGTCATGGACTAGAGAAATTTATGATATAAACGATATCTATATGGATGGGTATCATCCATTTCTAGATATATCCGAAGCACAAACATATGTAGATTATATACAAACTTTCAAATGGTGGCCTTTAGATGTAGTAATAAAAGTTAGAAGAGGTTATACTCAAGGTGCCGAATCAGGTGTAGAAAAGAAACCTTGGGGATTTCTTATAACATTAGGGACAGGCGATGCAACAGAGGGCATGGTCATTCATGAACTAGGCCATATCATAGCTTGGCACGAAGCAGATAAAAAGCATCATGAACATGGAAAAGAATTTATAAGGGCAACATTGTTAATAATGAAAAATATGACAAGAGATGTAAGATTTAGACTATATGTAGATGCTTTAAGAGAGGCAGGAGTTCCTGTAGATGAATGTCTACCATAGTATTTCTTTGGAGTTGTCCGGATATGCCGTGGAGGAAAAAAATGACTAAGAAAGAAGAATTGGCAAGGGTTAAAAACGATCTGGAAAATGCAAGATTTGTCTTTCGACACGAAATGCACAAATATGCTATGCGTATCGATATGCTGAGAACTGCGATAGATGTGGCAAAAAATGAATTAGGCGTTCCACACGCTGGCTATCCGTCCAATGTGACAAACGCTTATCGAATACTAGACAACGCACTTTACCTTGAAGGTATTGATCCCAATACAATACTTGATTCTACTCAAGAAGAGGCCTTTACAAATGAGGGAGGTAACTAGTAGTGAGCGACCTGACGAAACGCTGGCGAAAAGGCTGGGTCGAATTCTATA